TTTTGGTCAAACAAATTGCTAAAGATAACGGTCAGTTTGCATGGCCTGCTTATCTTCCTTCTCGATACGATGGCAAGGGCGCGTGGTATGGCAATACCGCGTCTTTTATCACGTCACGCTTTAAAGAAGGCAAACCGTCTGCGAGTGCGGGCAACTGCGAGTACGTTGCTTTTCTCGTGCTTGACGACATTGGCACCAAGAGTTTGCGCCCCCCTATCGAGCCGACATGGATAATGGAAACTTCACCGCAGAATTATCAGTGGGGGTACACGTTTGCTTTAGATGATATGCCAACTAAGGGCGAGTTCAGCGCGGCTATCAAAGCAATCGCTGACGCGGGCTATACTGACAGTGGCGCGATTAACCCCGTGCGTAATTTTCGTCTTCCTGCGTCAGTGAATTTGAAGCCTGACCGTGAGTCGTTCAAATCTATTCTCGTGGAGTTTCACCCTGAGCGTGAGTTTACCCTTGCGCAGATATGTACCGCGCTTAACGTTCACCCGTCTGCGGCTGACACGGCGACAGTGCGCCCAATGGCTATCATTGACACAGGCAACGATGACGTGCTGGAGTGGTTGTCTTCTCGTGGCGATATTTTAGAGTCTGCTAACGCTGAGGGGTGGGTTGGGGTAGTTTGTCCAAATCACGCTGAACATACTGATGGGCAGTTGATGGGCAGATACCATCCGCTTAACCGCGCTTACTGTTGCTTTCATGGCCACTGCGCGTCGTGGGACAGCCGTACTTACCTCGCGTGGGTGGCTGAGAATGGCGGACCTAAGCACTCACACGGTCTTCGTGAGGAAATACTCGCGGAGGTCATGCACACAGCGATTGGCAAACTCGAACCGTCTGACATGTTCAGCACTGACGCGGCGGCTATCATTGCAGAAGTCGAACAAAAGGAAATCGCGCGGCTTGAGAAGGCGGAGTGGTATCAGCGCTTTGCTTACGTCATGTCAGACGATTCCTACTTTGATTTGCAAAACCGTCGTGAATTCTCACGTCAGACGTTCAACGCCGTGTTTCGTCATGTGTCGTGCAAAAGTATTCACTCCGACCGTAAGATAGAGGCCGCCATGAGCTTTGATGAGAATCGTCAGGTGATGGGCGCTAGAGTGCTGGCAGGTATCACCTTTGCCGCTGGTGACTCGGTGATTGCTACGCGTGATGGTGAATTATACGGCAACCGCTGGCGTGACGCTCGTCCGGATTCATCTCGTGGCGGAAATTTGGGTGGCAATATATCCTTGTGGCTTGACCACTGTAAATCGCTTGTTCCAGACGAGCGTGAGCTGGAACACATTTGGGATTACATGGCGTTCAAGGTGCAGAATCCGCGCGTTAAGATTAACCACGCTATTCTTCACGCCGGTGGTCAAGGTATTGGTAAGGATACGATGTATGCGCCGTTCATTTACGCCGTGTGTGGGCCTCACTTGCGTAATTACTCACTCATGTCTACTGACACCATTCAGTCCGCGTGGGGCTATCATTTAGAAGCGGAAATTATTGTCATTAATGAGCTTAAAGAAGCCGACAGCGCCGCGCGTCGGATGCTTGCAAACAAACTCAAGCCTGTCATTGCCGCGCCACCTGAGATGCTATCTGTTAACAGAAAAGGCCTTGCCCCATACAATCTCGTGAACCGTCTTGCCGTGCTTGCGTTTTCTAATGACCGTGTACCGCTGTCGCTTGAATCGGGTGACCGTCGTTGGTTTGCCACTTGGAGTAGCGCGTCGCGTATCTCTCCTGCCGCCGCTTCACATATTTGGAGCTGGTTTGACAAGGGTGGTTATGACCTTATTGCCAACTGGTTGTTTTTGCGTGATGTGTCGGCGTTCAACCCTGCTGCGCCTGCGCCTATGACAGATTTTAAAATGTCACTGGTGCAGAATGGTATGTCTGCGGTGGAATCGTCGCTTCTCGACATGATTTCCCTTCGCATGGGTGAGTTTGCGTCGGGCGTGATTGCCTCTCCTTTTCAGGCGATATGTGAGCGAGCGGCGATGTCGTTTGGCTGTAAGCAATTCCCGCCTGCTGCGCTGTTCCATGCACTCGAAGAAGCAGGGTGGGTTGATGTCGGTATGTGCGCGTCGCGCTCTGTTAAGACTAAGAAGCACGTCTTCTGCGCACCTGAGTTTGCGCACATGAGCAAGTCTGCGCTGCGTGATATGGCAGAGCAAAAACCTGTTGCAAAAGTTGTAGCGATTAAGTAGACTAGTTGCAACAATTCTCTCTAATTGTTAGTTCATGTGTTCCTCAATTATCGGCTCCGGATGATTGGGGAATTTTTTTGGCATTTGGTTTCGTGGCGAAATTTTGCAAATCGTTTCGTGGCAAAAATTGAGCGTTCATTAGATTTCAAACCCTGAGCATTCCCAGATTCGAAAATCCGACCCTATCAAATAACCATCAAATAAGATTTTACCTGCTTGATTGCCTGCTAACCCGCGCCACGCCTGCTATTGAATAAGGTGTTTTTATGGCCTTTATAGGCTTGCTGCAAGCTGATTGAATGTTAGGCAATAGGCTAGTATTGCTAAACTATCTATTGCAGTGTAACGGGCTTTATACGTCGTTAAATGGTAAGCAATAAAAAAGGCCTGTTAAGGCCTTGTTATTGTTTGACGCAATAAAAAAAGCGGCCTTTTGGCCGCCTTCTTGTTTAGTTTTCCAGTAATATCGCCAGGACCGCGAATTTTACCAGTATTAAAAATATAATTATCATGTCATTAACCTATAAAATATCAATTACCCAATCAGGATAGGTTTGCACGGCCGGCGGCGTGTTTAGTGTTAAATATTCTCCATATAAATCTCTAATTCTAACACCTTCATAAGCCCACTCAGATAATTGTTTAGGCGTAAAAGAATCATAAAAATCACGGTACGTCATTATCATTTTGTTAGCCTTATTTAATCAAAGTTTTTAACGTTCTAAACATCGTCCGCGCGTCGGTTACACTTTCAAACGTCATCCAGCAAGCGTTAACGCCGCGCGTTTCATCGCGTAACCTTACGTCGTAGCCTATACCGCCGTTATGAAATAAAGATAAATCAAAATCATCATTAATAATAACATCGCCGTACCCACACAAAAAAGCGTAAACAGTACAACCGCCGTTTTTTAAATTAAATTTTTTCATTATTGCATCTCACGAATTGAAAATTTATAGCTAGATTTATCAAGTTTATATTCTTTAACGTTTGCATATCGCGCCGTTAAACGTAAACGGCCTTGAACGCGATATAAATCTTTAAATAGTGCAACGGCTTGATTAAAATTATTAGATTCAATTCTATAATTGAACAATTCATCATCATTTATTAAATATGTTTTCATAATATTACTTCCAGTTATCGACGTAAATTTTCACGCCTTTAATAATGATATAAAGACTCGCTACATTAGAATAACAAACTGCGTAAACGCGATATTCCTTGTTGCCTACCAGTGCTTTTTTGCCGGTGTTTAGTTTGCGACCGTAACCGGTCGCCGTTTGCATTAACCCGCGCGTGTGGTACCACATAGGGGCGTCGATAAAATCAAGATATATTGTTTTCATTAGTTATCTACCCCGTACTCGATAGCGAATAGCGGGCGGCGCGTAGAACGTTCCACGATAACAATATTGTAGTAATCATCATCAATTGCACACTTTCCCGCGCTTTGTTCAGTTAAAAAACCGTTATCACGAAAATATTTTAATAGCTTTCGCGCGTTCCAATGTATTGCGTCGGCGTCTATATCACCCACGTCATACCACGCGTTCCACGTAAAACCCTCACATTCACGCCACGCGTCAATCGATAAAATTCTATATGTTTTCATTACGCCACCTTTGTTGCAAGTAAATCACCATCTTTAAATTTAACGTTTTTATAGCCGTTTAGTTTTAAATCATTAAAAACGTTTTTTAAATATTCGTCATGATTCTCATACACCAAAACATAATCATCACCAATAAAAACAACGTGTTTTCGGTATCTGATAGCCGTTTGAGTTTTTTCTAACATTACTTTAATTTTCATTGTTTAACCTTTATTTTTGTTAGATGCAAAATCGCACCGCATAACGCGCTATTGCTAACGCGCTACACGCTGGAATCTTTACCAGTTATTAGAAAAATAATGGCCGTTTGATTCTACATAGTCATACATTAACGTTTTAGCGGCGGCTTGCCAGTCAATATGGAAAAACGGCCATTGTTCACTAATGTTATTTAAATATCCGCATTGGTCGGCCATATCGTAAGCAAAATCGCTATCACTATCAAATTGCCCTTGATAAGCGTCTAGTATTGAATCTAACGGTATTTCACAATCAAGCCCTGCATCAATAACATCTTTGTTATCAGATATACACGCGTTAACGTAATAATAAACTTCTTCAAGGTCGATACATTCTTTTTGATAATTTTTGTGTATATCTTCAAAGTCTTGGAACATCAATTCGGGAAAGCCAGGGTCAATTTCATCATTATGCAAGGTATAGCATGCATCAAGAAAAGCTTGCGCGTCGTTGTAATCGGTTAATGTTAGCCACTCACCGTTTAAGTTACCACTGTTATATTTTGCATACGTTGAAACGTAAATTTTCATAATATTAACCTCTTTTTATTGTTAGTGTAAGCAGTCATCAAAATAGACGACTTGCAAAACATTTTACAGCATCAAAAAATAAACGCAATACTTTTTGTAACAGATAGGTATTGCGTAGTTATATGGTGGGCAGTTTAGCAGTCGATTGACTGCCCACGCGCTAGCCCACGCCCGCGCTATCCTGGCGGGTTTGTGGTCAGTGGTAGGTATATCAATATCTACTTTAAAAATTAGATGTATATATTATAGACTATATAATTATCCTACGAATTTCTGGCGACTTTGTAGGCAATGCCTACACTGCCCACACTGCCCACACTTTTAGACCGGCGCAAACTGGCAAGGCGTAGTGTAGGTGGTCGTATCCAATACTAAATCCACTGCCCACCACTGCCCACAAGCCTAGTAGAACGATGTGAAGTAACCTTAGTGTCAATATATTGACGCTTACCATTGATAAGCTATAGTAATCAATGACTTACAATAACGTCAAATAATTGACACTTAGCCTTGAATCCTTTGTAACCCGCGTATTCCGTGGCTTCCAGCGATAGGGGGGGGGTTAAAATAAAAAATAAAAGCGCAGGCGGGGAGGACTTGACAAGACGACTGGCAGGCATACCATGTCTAGTAGAAGCATTTTCATATATACCGTCAAATAATTGACGCATAGGGGGGGGCGTTCAATTCCGAAGGCGATGCAAAACATTCACAGACAAAAAAGACATTTCCATATATATTATAAATATTTTTTAACGAGCTAAGGATTCATGCGACCATGCAATCATTTCCATATTCACCAAGAGAGTTAAAAGTGACAGAGGCGCGTCTAAACGCCATTTACGATGCGTCAGCGCTTGGGCTAAAGGGTGACAAGCTCGCCCTCGCTGCGGGGCTACTTCCGAGCGAATATCGGCAGTTGTGCCAGCTAGACCCAAACGTCGAGTTAATGACGATGAAGGGCGCTGCCGACGCAGAGGCGCAAATGGCACAGGTGTTAAAAGACGCGGCGCTAGGTGGCGACACAAAGGCGGCGTTAGCTATCCTTCAGAACGTACACGGGTGGGCAAGCGCTAAGGAGCAAAGCAGAGTGGCGTTTGGCATTACTAATGCGGACGGTACCGCCGCAAGCCTTGTCATAGGGTGGGAATCATGAAGGTTGTCATACCCTATAAGCCAAGAGATGTATTTCGACCACTCCACGCAAGAAAAGAAAGATGGGCAGTTGTGGTTGCTCACAGAAGGGCGGGCAAGTCGGTAGCGTGTATTAATGAATTGATAAAGTGTGCTTGTATGGATTCTAGTGGAGATGGTAGGTATGCCTACATCTGCCCATACTACTCACAGGCAAAACAAGTTATCTGGGATTACTGTAAGACGTTTACAAAACCCATACCCAACATAAAGGTGAACGAAAGTGAATTACGACTCGATTTTCCAAACGGGGCGCGTATTCAGTTATTTGGTGCTGACAATCCTGACAGGTTGCGCGGT